ACAAGTAACTTCATCAGGCGAGGCAATGAGCATCTTCAGGCCTGTATCGATTATAAGAAAGTTTGGTTTGCGTCTAGAACTGCGGCAAATGAGAGCTTTTTTAATGAAGTCATAAATACAAAACTCCCAAGGAAGTTAATCTTTATCGACGATAAGGTAGAGTGGACAACGTTAGATTTAATAGATCATCAAGATGATCTGATATTCCAAACAAAAAAACAGTGCACATTGGTTGAGTTTACCACAACTGCCCGAGGATCACAAAATTTTGATCTCCCATTGCACCTCAGAAAATCGAGTTCCCCCAATAAGGCTAGAAAGGATAATTACTCCGCATTCATGCTGGGAAACTGGGGAATAAAATGTTATAATGATATAATGAATCAGGAGGCGGAGATTCTTTCGCATACTTTTGATCCCGTGATGATTTATTAAAGTGTAATTTAATTTGGTTTATGTCGAACAATATTAAAACTAGCCAGTTGGATTTGGTAGGACTGTCTGGTCACATTGTCGATGTGGCGGCAACTGGAACTTATTACCCTTTAACCAAAACCTCTTGGTCAAGCGCTAACCCTTCTGGTTTTTTAACTACTGAAGATGGGTCTTGGCAAATTCATAGTGGTTATATAACCAGCTTTACTACAGGAGTAAGTGGAGAATTAAGTGGAAGATTAGCAACTACTGGAGATTCTTTAGTCTCTGACATTACTTCTTTCTCTGGTACATTTGAACATTCAGGAACATCGATAAGCGGGACATTTAGAACGGAGGTAGACTCCGTAACAAATGCTTTCACTGCTACTAGCGGACATTTTATTCAGTCTGGCTCTTGGTATCATACTGGTTCCGGTATATTTCCTGATCCAACTGGTCTTGGAGAAGGAGGAGTGACGCTAACAGGAGCCTTAGCTTACGCAGCTTCAGGAGTTGACGAGGGTTTACATAGATTGTATCTCGCGAGAAGTGGCGAGTGGGTTGGTATAACTACCGATCATGATCTTTCAACTGGTATAAATTCTGCTAGTGGAGATATAAGCACCAGACTCGAAAGTACTGGTGCCGCGTTAAATACAGAAGTTAACCAGATTTCAAATCTTGATAAAACATTTGCCGGAGACAAAACTTTCACTAATAAGATAATAGTTAAAGATAAAATAAATCTTTCTAATATCGATTTAAATCTTAATGTTGATAATAGCGTTTCTTTTGACAAATCAGATGGTGCTGTATTGACGTTAGGGCAATCTTATACTTCTGAGTATGGAAAATGTATTCTCTCGGCTACTGATGCCGCAGGATTGCCTTTGTTTGAAGTTTATGAAGATGATATGATTATAATTGGCAGGTACTCCAAAAATACAGTGGTTGTTAGTGGGGAGTCCGTAACAATGGATTTACCCAGTTATACAAGTTCAGCAAGCACTGGTGCATTATCTAGGGGAACACTTTTCAGAAGCGGGGATCACGTTAGAATAGTATAAAAAGATAGAGACTATATTGAATGGATAGTGTATTTATTCGTAGTATATAGAAGCTATGGCTGTAAAACAAAAAGATTTATCCTCAATAACCCCCGTAATGGCCAGTTTCGGTTCTGATGTTGATCATATTTCCTTGGCAACTCATGATGATGGAACCATGACAACCAGAACCAGAAGGAACGCGGCGGTCAACATAGACAGAACTAACAGGTTTGACAATATCGACAAGGGGCTGATTCCTTTCAAATTCTCAGGAAGTTATGAAAATAGAAGCTCCCTCAATGTGAGAGATGCTGTTATACTTTGTCAAAAAGCTTATTATAATTTTTCTATTTTCAGGCACACTATCGATTTAATGACCGAATTCTCCGGAACTAAGTTATTCTATACGGGGGGCACGAAGAAGGGGAAGGAGTTCATCGAGGCCTTCTTTAACAAAGTTGGAATTAAGAGACTTGTTGATCAGTTCTTTAGGGAATACTACAGATCAGGAAATGTTTTCATACATAGATTTAATTCAAAGCTATTAAGAGAAGATTTTTTAAAAATTAGCAAGACCTACGGGGCTGAAAATCTCCAAGGTCTAACGGATGAGTTTGAAGCAATCGTTCCATCTAGGTATACAATCCTTAATCCAGCGGACATTCAAATGAATGGAAACATTTCTTTTTCAGCTGGGGTTTATCACAAGGTGTTAACGGATTATGAATTAGAAAGGCTCAAGCATCCGCAAACAGAAGAAGATCAGGAAGTCTATGATGGCTTAGATCCAAGTATAAAGAAAAAGCTTAAGAAATCTACGACTCAATTAACCATCCCTCTTGACCCAAATAAAATTACTGCTGTCTTTTATAAAAAGCAGGACTATGAACCTTTTGCTGTTCCAATGGGATATCCTGTTCTTGAAGATATAAATTGGAAAGCTGAAATGAAGAAGATGGATATGGCAATAACCAGAACTACTCAGCAAGCTATTCTTCTCATAACGATGGGTTCTGAGTTAAAGAATGGAAATGTAAATGTTAATCAAAAAGCCATAGATATGATGCAGAAACTTTTCGAGAATCAATCTGTTGGAAAGGTTCTCGTTTCAGACTATACTACCAATGCTCAGTTTGTGGTTCCCGATATTTCCTCGATACTTGATCCCAAAAAATATGAAGTGGTGAATAGGGATATTCAACTTGGATTAAACAACATTCTCCTCAGCGGAGATGAGAAGTTTGCTAATATGCAAATCAAGACTCAAGTCTTTGTTGAGAGACTTAAACAAGCTAGAGACGCTTTCTTGACGGATTTTCTAGTTCCTGAAATCAGGAAGGTTTGCGGGATTCTAGGATTAAGGAAGCCGTACCCTATTCCACATTTTGAGGATGTAGAACTTAAGGATCAAGCGATATACTCTAGAATATATACCAGACTGCTTGAGCTTGGAATACTTACCGCAGAGGAAGGTGTTGATGCAATCAGTACTGGAAGGTTGCCTACTTCAGAAGAGTCCCAAGAATCTCAAGAAGAGTTTAAGAAGCTCAAAGGTAAAGGTTTTTACGAACCAATTATGGGTGGTCCAGCTACCCAAAAAGACCTCAGCTCTGAAAAAATTGTATCTCAAGAAAAAATAGCCGATCAAAATATGAAGGTTAAGGTGTCTAATGGGCCTGCGACTAATGGGCCTGCGACTAATGGAAAACCAAAGGGAGCTAATAAGTCTCAAGTTGGAAGACCTGCAGGGACTCCGAGTCCAAAGACTTCAAATAGAGTAGGCCCAATAGGTGCCAGCTATAGTTTAAGCAAGGTTAAGGAAAATATTTTACTTTCCCAAGATTTGACAATGGAAGTTGAATCAAAACTGAGAAAAACTCATAACAAGAGAAAGCTCGGTAAGCAGCAGAAAGAGATAGCGGCAAGTATAGCAGGAATTATAATTGCTAATGAAGATTCTGAGGATTGGATAAAAAGTGTAGATAAATATATAACTAATCCCGTGGACTCAAATCAAGCCAGAACAACTGAAATTCAAAAAATAGCCTACGAGCATCAGGTTGATGATTTTCTGGCTAGTATTCTTTACAGTAGCAAGATTTAATTTCACAAATAGACAAAATAGGTTTAATTATTTCTAGAAATTATAAGGATTCAAAGACATGCCATTATACAACACAAACTTATGGACAGGGGCCGTTGCAGTGTCGCCAGCCAATACTGCTCAAGGCTTACAGCTTAGTGGGGTATTCCCGGGCATTGGCACGGTCACAAATACAATCGAAATGGATGCTGCGTTTTTTGGCGCTACTGTTCTGGCGGATTCGAATGTTCATTCTGTTGCTGATGCTCCTGAAGCTAGAGATGATTGCAGAAGGTTCCTTTGGGGAGTTTTAGAGCAATATCATGTTGCTTATACGGGGGGCAGGAATTCTTCGATCACGGATGCTCAAGCTTCCGCTGGTTTAGCGAACAGCTTACCTCTGAATGCAGGTACCACGGGTACTGGAAAAGGCAAGACGACTAAAATGACAGTCTCAAAATCATCGCTTAGTCTTATTGATGAAGACACTGCGAAAACTACGTATACTGTTGTGTTTAATTACGCCGTTGGTGCCCCGGGTGGGGAAACTTTGGAAGTAGAGGACGAATAATTTAAAAGATAAGGAGAATTAAATAATGCCAATATCAAACACATGGGATAAAAACATAAGCGTACTAACGGGCATCTTCCCTAACTGCCATGTCGTAAGAGGAAAGACTGCGACTAATAGCACAACGATTCAGGTGGCTGGAGCTGGCGAGAGTGGTGTATTTATTCCGTTCAATAACCTAACCGGATTAGACAATGCAGGAGATTCTCCCGAGATTGGTGATGCCACTACTCAGATGGGAGCAGTTCCGACTGCTGTAGCTGGTGGATCAAGATTTATGCTGGGTGTTTTGGAAGCAGCTTTTGCCGCACAACAGAATGCAGCTTCGGCCAACAGGCTTACCAATTGCGTGGTAACGAGATCTGCTCTTTCAGTTGTGGACGAGAATACACTACAGAAGACCTTCACGGTTAAATTCAAGCTTAATCATACAAGTCAAGAAGTTGAAGCTGAGTAATTCGTTCTGATATAAAACAGAAAAATTTTCAAACCCCGGGTCTTCCGGGGTTTTTTCTTTATTTTATGTGTAAGAATTGCTGTGGTTGAATTTACGGAAATTGATTTCTCTGATCAAATAAAGGAAAAGGAGAGCAAAGCAGTAGTCGAACAAGATCCTTGTGTCCAATATTCTTGCGCTATATCAAATCTTCTCAGAGAAAAAGCCGCAAACCACGAAATTAAATTTGACCAATTAAAGAATGTTTTTGTTAATGCCGCCAGAAATTACGAAAAGAATAAAGATGAGAGTTTTCTTTTATATTCTCTAGCCAGAGTTAATGCTTTTTTGAACCTTAAGATAGAAGGAGCAGAAAAAGGAATTTATAAAATGAAGATTAATTCTGATATTTTAGAGCTTGAGTTAGAGGTATCAGATGAGAATGTTAATTTAGCAGAAAAAGATATAAAGGAAAATGAGCTTTCGGCTTGCGAAGCGGAAAGTATAGATGACCTCTGGTTTGAAGAAGAAAAGATCAAAGATTTTTGGTTCGAAGGATAAGGTAAAATATGCAAAAACATAAGTATACTACGATATTTAGCTCCAGCATTCGTCCGCTGGTTTCAGAGGAAAAAGATAAATATCTTTCTCTGGCTTCATTGGTTGACGTGGGGAACTTTCTCCCCAATCTAGACACAGAAAAAAACTACGACCTTTTGCCGATAGCGTTCAATGCCTGTGTTGCGAATAGAGCTAATAGAAACGGCGATATTATAGATACGAAAACCGCGCTCGAAATATGTGAGAGCTTTATCAATAAGCCAATTAACATAGAACACAATAGAGACAGGGTAATTGGAACAATCCTTACAGCGGGATTTTCTGCTTTTGGCTCTGATGAAGCGATAGATCCAGACCAAATAAAAGACAGCAATGGCCCCTTCAATTTGACTTTGGGCGGTATTGTATGGAAAATTGTTAATTCTGGAATAACTGATTTAATAGAGGAATCTAACGATCCCACTAGTGATAACTATTTGAAGATAAGCGCTAGTTGGGAACTTGGTTTTTCTGATTATAATATTGTTGCGATGGAAGGGGAAGGCAAGAATATGGAAGACGGAGAGGTAATTTCTGAATTTAATGCAGTTGAAAAGATAAAAGACAAGCTTCGGGGTTTTGGGGGAGATGGAAAATTAGAGGACGGAAGATCTATATATAGGCAAGTAATCAATGACGTTCTCCCCTTGGGAATCGGGCTAACTGAAACCCCAGCAGCTGACGTAAAAGGCGTGGCTGTCGAGGTTAAAGAGGATAAGGACAAAAAAGCCTTACACGCAAACGAAACTGAAGAGGAAGAAAACATTTCCCAAAAATCCCAAAGGGATGTAATAAAAAATGACGATAATCGTACAACTAAGGCAAAGACTATGAAAATCAATCGTATAGAAGATATCACGGA